CAACGGGTCTTCAAGAGAGTTTCCACCTACTTTTGTGATTCTTGAAAGTGCCATCTTATGTCATCTCCAAGATAGTCACGGCAACATCAAGACTACTATTTGTATCACTTTGAACTGTAAGAGTATCTGTTGCTTCTAATACAATTTTATTTCCTTGCATAAATTCCAAAGTTGATCCCTGTGGAATGGGGACATTTTTAAGAAGTTTGATACTATCTGAACTAACTCTACTTACACCTACACCAACATTAATACCAGAACCAGAAGTATTTGCAAGTGTGATTCCAATTACAGTTGTTGTAGTTGCTGCTGGAACAGTATAAACCGAAACCGTAGTCACTCCTACGTTTGCTTTCGTTTTGAGTTTGAATACATTCGCCATTTATACTATCCGAATACAATGGAATAAATCAAAGCGTCATCAAGAACGCTACGACCATTAACTCTATAAGTTCCTGAGATATTTATATCCCCTCCAACATCCAGTTTATATGCTGGTTGGACGCTATTAATACCCACATTACCAGTTGAAGGAATATAAACAAATCCAGTTGATGCAATACCAACTGAACTTACACCAGTGTTATTTGCAAATGTTGGATATACGGGAGATGCCGTTAAATCCTGAGGAATAACATTAAAAGCATTAACCCCTATAAGGTTAGAACCATCACCATAGAATGCAACAGCACTGACAATGCCGGTAGGACCGTACATTGTAATGGCAGCACCAACTTGTAAGGTTGATTGTGGATTGGTGGTTCCAATACCCAAGTTTCCGGGATTTGGAACGAATACAATCTTACTGGTTAAAATACCAACAGAAGTTACACCAGTATTATTTGCAAAGGTTGGATATACTGGTGAAGATGTTAGATCTTGGTTAATGACATTGAATGCATTAACCCCTATAAGATTAGAACCATCACCATAATAAACGACAGTTGTAATTCCAGGTTGAGAAGAAGTTACAATACCTGAGGATGTAACTTTAACCTGATCAAGTATTACATCACCAACAACGTGAAGTTTTGCCTGTGGATTTGTGGTCCCGATACCGACATAGGGAGTTGCTGTCGTAGCAATACCAATATTTCTATTGGAGTCGTCTACTATTATAAAACCAGCAACCTGTGATAATTCCCTATTGTTTGCCATTATTGGTTTTTAGTTATTTATGATTAATACTTTTGATTGGGTATATACGTTTGACTAACAAAATTAGTAAAAGCACTATTAATCATTCTATATTCTGTAGAAGTTATACCAACAACAACATCTTCGGTATACCCAATGCTTGAAGGATATCTCCAATCAAATTCAAATGGACTTGAATAATTTTGCTTAGTAATATTATCTACTATTGTTAGAGCACTATCAAAATATGTGGAGATTGTTCCTCCACCCTTAACGTACTCTAATGCCTCTTCTAACAATTTAATTTTTAATTTATCTTTAAAAAAATCACTCTGCTTCCACCCATTATCCAATTTAATTGGATCAGTTGTAGTTTGAACCATCCAACTAGATTTATTGTCATCATAAACAATTTCTTCTTTATTTTCATTATAATATGGTGGATCATCGACAATAACAAAACCAAGATTTTTTAATTCAGATTCCGAACATTCATTTAAACAAGTAATTGTTGATCCATCATCAGTACGAATTCGTGTTGGTAATCCATTTGTAGGTTTTTCGTCTTTATATTTGTACCAAGTCATCGAATTACTGCTGTGATAAAGTTTAATTTTTCTTTTGTTTTTGGAAAACCATAATAAATTCCAGAAGGTATCATCATAGCTTCATTTTTACCAAATGGAATAATAGAATACTGACTGTTGTATTTATTTGAAGTTTCTACTTGATATTCAAAAGTCTTACCAAAAAACAGAGGATTTTGTAATACAATTTCTGTGGAATTGGAAAGATTAATTAATAAATGAAAAGATGAATGATAATTTTTTCTTAACTCATAGTATCCATTTTTAGGAATACTAACTACAAATGTTTCTCTAATATCAATCTTATGTAGTTGATATTGTTGTAAAGTAAACTTTATGATACTATCCAACAAATATTTTTTAAGTTCCTCTAAATCAGATAGTTCAAAGAGAGTAAACATTTCTCTTCTCGAACTATAAGCATCAGATAAAGGAATTTCTTCCGTCATATTTTCTATAACATTTTCGACAGTTTTTAATACACTATCAGTAATGTATTCATCCAGATCTTTCTTTATAATAAGATTGGGAAAGATTTCGCTTACTTGAAATTCAAATTCCATATTTAGATATTAAAATAAATTACTTTTTCCTTTGTTACTGTCGGCCTTTGCATAAAGAATTGATTTTTTTCTACCAAATTAAACCATCCAGTAACAATATATTTTTCATCAATTACAACATCTCCAAAATGAGTGTGAGTAAACTCAGCTGGCCAAATCAAAATGTGCCCTTTAATGGGTTGAATAGAGTAATTATAATACGGAAACACAGTATTTCCACCATCAGGCACATCATTTAAATATACCATCCAGGTCAAAATTCTTTTTCTGTGTGTAGCACCAGAAGATTCAAAATGAAATCTTTTAAAATGTTGCTCCTTATCATAATATTGCACATTAAAACTATCATCAATCTCTATATTGATATCCTCGAGTATATTATATTTTTTAATATATTGTTTAAATGCTTGACTTACATTAGCAAATAAATTATAAAAAATTTTTGATGTTTCCTTATCATTTTTTACCTGCGCCAGAGATAATGAAATATCTATAGTATCTTTGGTATCAATATCAACTAGAACATCAGTGTCACGGTATATAATACCAGATCCTTGTCTGTCTTTATTGTTTGTAAACCAATTGATTATATTATCACAATCCATATTAACAGATTGATATATCTCAATAAAATCAGTAACTTCAGTATACATATAAAATTTAAATCAATAAAATTAATAAGAAGCAGTATAAGGATGAGTGTTTCCGGAAGTTGGGGGATCCTCGGCAGGTGTTAAAGTGGTTGAAGCATTAATCCCATTTCCCCATCTCATATAAACAAATCCATCTTGCCCAGATCCGCTGCTACCACCACACCCTCCACCACCACCACTAACGCTAGTTTGAACAGATTGAAATGTAGCATTAGCAACGGTGGACATATTTTGCAATAATGGACTATAAAAAACGTTACTCGTTGAAGAAAGTAAAGCATTACTAAAACCACAATTTCCACTATCACCCGCATTTCCACCACCATTTTTACTTCTTCCGCCCCCACCTCCATTAGCAGTAATACTAAAATTTCCTATAGTAATATTAGTTGCATTACCAGCAGCGCCCTCAGCGTCATTACCACTAACACCAGGACCTCCACTACCAATATTAAAGTTTGCTACGTTTGACCCCACGGAACTCAAAGAAACAAGTGCCTTTCCAAATCCACCAGTACCACCTGGTCCTTGTCCCTGACAATCATTATCAGCAGCACCACTACCAGCACCACCGGCAGCAATCACAAAAACATGAGTTGCATTAGGAAGTGAAGATGTAAAATTTGTAGTTCCAGATCCTGTTTGAGATCTAGGTACATACCACCCCTTACCTTCACCAATAGACCACTTTGGCCAACTATTCCTATATCTAAGTTTCATAATTTCATTAGCAGAATATTTCCCATCATACGTGCCAGACAAATCAGACACAATTAATGAGCTGGTTTCACCTTTAAATCCACCAAGAATATCTTTCTTACTCATTATTCAATAACCTCATATGCAACATAAATTGAAATATCATTAGCTGCACTAGCAGTTGCTTGCAAATAATCACCTTCTTCTAAGTAAATAGATTCTGTTTTATCAATAACATTAAAAGTAGAATCAGCAACAACTGCAATAGTATAAGCAAGGTATCCAGTAGATGCTTCACTACTATCGTATACACTAAGACTTATATCACAATTATTAACTCCATCATAATTAGTAGCACGAACACAATTAACTTTTACAATTTGATTACTTGAGCTAGTATTTGTAACAATACCAGTTGCATTTGTAGTGGTAAGATTTATAACCTTACCATATCCTTTCAAACTAGTGGCAGACAGAATATTTGGATTAGCCATTTATTAGAAAAATCTATGCATTGAGTTATTTATTGGTCATTATAAACTGTTTATCCAACTAATGGCAGTTAATCCACCACCTCCACCTAATACCGTAATAGTACCACCCATACTTGAGTGATTAGTACATTGATAATATAAAGTATTAGGTGCATTGTAAGGAACTTCAAATCTTATCGTCCCAGTTGAAGAACCATTATTCGTAACACCATTATTGTAAGCAGCACCGCCATTACTTACGCGAATTTGAAAAGGATGACTACCACCAGAGTTATTCACAAATTCATAGACTTCACCTCTCTTCAAATAGAGAGTAGGGTCATTTGTTGTTTGTGTAAATCCAATTCCAGTGAAAGTATAATTAGAGGATCCATCTGCACCCAAAGTCCATCTACCAGAAACGGCATTGGAAGCATCACCATAAAAAGTAGTAATACCAGAAGTTGCAGTAATAATACCAGAAGAAACTTGAACCGTTCCTAATGTTGTGCTAGAAGAAACACTTAACTGATCTGTAAAGGTAGTTCCAGTAACTGTTACACCAGTTCCTAATGTTTCAAATTTCTTAGAGTTATCATAATAAAGTTCTACTGAACCATTTGTATTGAATTTTGCTTTATTTTCGGCATATGAAAGGTCAGCAATAATAAGACTATTATCACCTGCAATATAAAGGTCTCCAGTTCCAGCATCTGCAATTGCACTGACAGATCCATTGTGTCCAATATATAAGTCGCTAGAATCGCCAAAATAGATGAAATCATTATCACCAAGATATACACTGTTCTGGAATGTAGCAACACCAGAAACATTTATCTGATCTGCAACAAGAGTTCCTGTGATAGTAACTCCAATTCCAGACGTTGAGAATTTTTTACTATCATCATAATAAAGTTCTACAACCCCACCTATAAATTTTGCAAGGTTTTTATTTGTAGAATGTTGTTGAACATTAATATTAGATCCTGATATGTAAAGAGATCCTGATCCAGTTTCCTCAATTCTACTATCAGTTCCATCATTGTAGATTCTCAGATCATTATTATCGCCAATGTTTAAATTATATCCATTCCTAACATTTATAGCGCCATCAAATGTTGAAACACCAGTTACTCGCAAACTAGTTGCAGAAACTGCTCCACCAACTACTGATGAAGAAACTCCACTGACATTAGAATAACTTGCAATTCCTGATGATGCAATTACGCCAGTTAATTGACTTCCACTACCAACAAAGGAAGTTGCACTTATAATACCTGCGGTTATATTCCCACCAGAACTTATTGTGGCACCAGTTCCTACTTCAAGTCCGTTTTTGACCCTAAAATTCTGATTAGGCAAGGTTCAATATCCCCTTACTTTTTAGGTATTTATCAGACCTTAATCGCAGTAAACTTAATCTTATAAGTTGTAGAGGAAGAACTTGCAGGAGTAACGAGCAATCTCATATTACCACCAGAAATATCTACATCAAATGTGCCAAGAGATCCATTTGTATAGAGAGTTCCATATTCGGTAGGATATGCAAGAGTTCCATTATGAATCGCAAGAACTTTTGTAACGTGATAGTTACTTCCTTGCGTTGCCTGAATCATATACTCAACCGAACGATAAGAACTTGCACTCAGAGAATGAATAGTAGTTTGAGATGTTGTTGAGGTTGATGCTGTTACCGTATAATCATTAACCCAATAAGTTCCGTCATAGGATAGATTTTCACCTGCTGATAATGGAAGAGACAAATTGACATCGGTAAGATCATCAATAATAGTTGCTCCTCCACCACCTGATCCACCAGTGCTAGTTGTATTATAAGAAACAAACTCAACAATATCATTAGCAAATGTTGGTGAGTTTAATGTAATAGAAGTTCCATTTACGGCAATATATTCACTAGTTGTTAACTTAACTCCATTTACAAATACATCTAAGAAATTAATATTGTATGCAAAACTAAATGCTGATTGTCCAGCAGTTGCAATATTTGTTTGTGTTGTTCTAAGAGTTGGGAATGTTGCCCAAGTTACTCCAACACCTGTTGATTGGAGGTATTGTCCTGTTGCTCCTGTGGTTGATCCTGTACTTACATAACTGTTTAGAACAATTCCACCCTTAAATGTTGATACTCCAACAACAGATAGACCAGCACCAACAATTGCACCACTATTAAGTGTTGATACACCAATAACAGATAGACCACCACCAACACTGACATCACTTCTTGCCGTGATGACTCCAATAGAATCAACGTTGGTTACATCTTCATAAGTTAATGTTCCTGCAATAGAAACATTACCAGTAAATGATGCAGATGTAGCACTTATGTGCCCTAAGGTGGAAATGCCAGGAGAAACTGTAAGATTTAAGAATGTTGGAGTATCAGAAACTCTGACCGTAGCAACACCATTAGGTTGAGGATCAGCAGAAGCAATGATGTTATTTCCTCTGAAATCAAGAGTTGTAATGCTTCCAGCAGTTCCTACAACTGTTCCTTCATCATATACATTAAATCCATTCAGGATATTATTAACAGAGAAAATACCAGGAATAGATGCCCATTCCCAAGTGCCAGTACCAGTTGCTCTTAAGATATATTGAGCACCACCAAAATCAACTCCATCTGGTGAAATCTGATTTACATCAAGTTTATTGATGGTTGCGATGCCAGCATTTATATCGCCAACAAATTGTCTTGCAGTGGCAACACCAGAAATTAGAGCATTACCAACGACTTGTAATTTTGCTGTTGGATTTGTTGACCCAATGCCCAGATTACCAGAAGCAGGAACATATCCAATCTGAGTTGGTGCAATACCAATCGAAGTAACACCTGTGCTATTTGCAAAGGTTGGAAATACTGGTGATGATGTAATGTCTTGCTGAATAACATTGAAAGCATTAACACCAATCAGGTTTGATCCATCACCATAATACTTAACTGTTGTTACTCCTGGTTGAGATGATGTGACAATACCAGAAGCAATCGTAACACCATCAATGGTGCCAATACCAGATACAAATAGATTTGTAGCACTAATGATTGATGCTGGACCTGTTGCCTCAATGTCACCAACAAACTTTTGTGCTGTTATGATTCCAGTAAAGATTGCATTACCAACAACATTTAACTTAGCAGTTGGATTTGTTGAACCAATACCAAGATTTCCTGAGGTTGGGATGAATCCCATCTCAGTATCGGCAATGCCAATTGAAGTAACACCAATGTTATTAGCAAAGGTTGGATATACAGGAGATGCTGTTAAAACTTGATTGACAACATTAAATGCATTAACACCAATCAGGTTCGAACCATCACCATAATACTTGACTGTTGTTACTCCTGGTTGAGAAGAAGTTACAATACCACTTGAAATTGTAACACCATCAATGGTGCCAATACCAGTATAATTGAGATTGGTGCCACTAAGATTAGTGATAGTTGCAACGCCAGCACTAATATCACCAACAAACTGACGAGCAGTGACTACACCATTAAAGATGCCATTATCAATAAAGGTTACTGTTGGTTTAGTGTCAGAAGATAAATTAATTGCCTGATATCCTTGACCACTATTAATTTGACCAACACCAATAGTGCCTTGGAATGCTACATTTCCAGTTCCGTCATAAACATAGAATGCGTTAGTTCCGTTTGCCGATTGATAATATCCAGTGCTTGGACGGAAAGAAGAACCAGTTATAATTCCAGAAGCAATTATACCTTTGGAATATAAAGTATTGAAAACAGTTACACCAGCACCTATTGTTTCAAATGTTTTGACATTATCATAATAAAGTTCTACTGAACCGTTCTCAGTGAAAACTGCAAGATTTTCTGTTGAAGCACCATTTTTGAATGTATGTGAAGCAGATCTATAAAAAGTGCTACTTGCATCTATGAAAAGACTTCCAGTTCCAACCTCTGAAATAAAACTATTGGAACCATTATGGAATATTCTTAAATCATTTCCATCACCAAGATATAGATTTGCATTATCTTTAAGATTTACATCACTCTGAAAAGTAGAAACACCAGAAACATTCAGTTGTTTGGAAAATAAAGTAGATCCAGTAACAGTTGTAATTCCAGCAAATGTGGATAAACCAGAAACATTTAAATTCCCAGTGAGAACTGCATTACGAGCATTAAATTCATCAAAGAAGATATCATCTTTTACATAAAGATCTCCACCTACGTAGAGATCACCACCAGTTGTTGTAATACCACCAGCAGAAGCAAGAGTAGTAATACCAGTGACATTTAAATTTTTAGATACATTAATATTTGGTGTATTAATAGTATCATCAGTAAACTGAATGCCTTTAACAGCAAAGCGAACTCCATTTGGAACCAGAGTTGATCCTATACCAACTGCATAGTTAAACATCCAGGCATCGGTTGTCCCAATACCATAAGAGTTTGCCTTAGACCATAAAATCTTTTTATAAGTATCTGGAAGTGAATTAACTCCAACAGCTTGAAGTGAAACTAATGGACTTCCTTGCGTGGAAGCAACTGAAACACCACCACCATTTGCGGTATCATCAGTTGATATATCAGCATTTAGAAGAGTTGTTGTAATACCAAGAACTATGTTTTTATCAATAACAAATAAGTCTTGGGCAAGGAGAGTGGTTGTAGTTCCACCAATGCTCAGGTTTCCAGAAATAAAGACATTGTTGTGGAAGACTGCCTGAGTATCATAAACGTCAA